AACGCTCACGAGCCTTGTAACGGACGTTGCCGGTATCAAAGTCGCCGTCCATCGAGTTAGCCAAAGGCATACGCTCGAAGTGCTTCAGGCCGTTAGGCACGTCAGTCAACAGGAACCAACCGTTTGTGTCGGTCAAGAAGTGGTTGACAGAGTAGCCTTCGGGGATAGCGCCCATCTGTTTCAACGCGTTGATGTCGTTGTCAGTGGTGCCAACACGCAGTTCGGTGTCCAGCAGACGCTTGGCCACGAACATGAGTGCCGGAGGCACAATCATCTTACGGGGCTTGGCAGCGATCAACAGGCCACGCTCATCAGTCCATGCAGCGATCTGGATCACGGCATTTTCCAACGAAGTCTCGTTGAGGTCAACGCCCACGGTGGGGCTGTTGTAGTTCACACCACCGTTAACGAGTGGGTGACCAACGCGGGTGCTGGAGCTATTGTTACCGAACAAGGTAACGCCGTCACCGCCGAGGTAAGAGCCGTTGAAACCGTTGTTGATAACGGCGGCAGCTTTCACCTGCTTGGTGTAGGCCATAGCGCGGGCCAGAGCTTTGGTGTAACGAGCAGACAGGCTGTCGTACAGGTTGTCTTCGATTGCCTCTTCGGTGATCGAGAAACCCAAAGCGATGGTCTCGTGGCTGTAACGCGCAGTGAATGCCTCTTGAGCATTGTCGTACGCGATAGCTGCGCCCTCGTTCTTGACGGGAGCAGAGCCAAAGCCAGCCAGCTTGGTCTCTTCTTCGAAGCTACGCTCAGATTTCTCTGTTTCGTAGATTTCTTTGTGCTCTTCGCCGTAACGAGCGTATTCCATACCGAACAAAGCGTTCAGACCGGGCAGGAGTTCTTTAAGTAGTTGCGAACGTGAAATAGCCATTTTAATTTACTCCTTAGACGCCAGTGGCGAAGTAGTACGAGTGCGTACCGAAGTTGAACTTGACGATCAAATCGGGGTACGCATCGGTTGCAGTCTCTTCCACAAAGTCCACCACACGCATAGCGAGAGTGGCAGTAGAGGCCAAAGAGCCGCCGTTTGAGCCAACCACGAGGTTGACAGACGAGTTGCCAGTGGAAGTGCTGCCACCAAAGTTGCCCAAAGCAGCGTTCTTACCGATAGCGCCGTAGGCACCGTTGGTCAGAGAGCCGAAAGCGGCAGAGCCTTGCACTTGGAACAGCGCATCTGGATCTTCAGTCACACGGATGTACACGTCAGTGTAACCAGCGGAGATTGCACCAGCGGGGCAGAACTGAGCGTACTGCGGCTGATTCAGACCGGGGGTCACATAACGCACGCCAACGCAAACACCAACGATACCGGCAGTGGTGCCAGCAGTGGGGGTCGCGGTCAGCGATTGGGGGTTACCAGCAGAGGTAAGCTGGACGATGTCGCCATTGTAAATAGCGTTGCTGTTGTTGGTAGACAACTTGTATTCGCGGAACGCACCCGCGAAGACCTGACCGCCGATCAAATTGATCGGACGCAGGCCGTAAGGCGTAGAGGTCGATGCCATTTAAGGACTCCTTTGTTACTTTGAACCTGAACCAAAACCCGCACCACGACTGGATGACGACTTACGGTCGGCAAACAGCGGCATGCGCGGATCGTTGTTTCGCATGAAGTGGTTATCCACTGAGTCCATCTGGTTCTGAGCTTGACGGTTGTAGTACTCGTCACGGGCTTCCGCCTGTTCTTTGACCATCTTGCAAAGCATGAGGCCACCGATCTCGACGTTACCTGTGACAGCATTGCCAACAAGCATCAGTTCTGGATGGTCTACTGCCTTCACCGGCTCCCAGCCTTCGCGCATCTTACGAGACACGTTGGTTGGTTCGGCCTGTCCCAGCACATGTGTCGCTACCCAGCGATACACGTAGCCCGGTTCAGGTGTCGGGTCTGGCAATGAGGTGGGCGGTACGTATACAGCCCGGGCAGTTTTTTCGCGCGACGCCATGTCACGATTAGTACGGTTTTCAGCCATTTTGATTCTCCAATTTAGCAACTTCAGCAGCATACTGCTGGGGGGTCAATCCATATTTCTTAGCCAGCGCAATTTGCGTGTGGGTAAGCTGAATTTTCTTTGCACCTGACGAACGAGACGCAGGTGCAACCACCGATGCTGGTTTTCTCGGAGCATCACCGGACTTCGGCTTGTCGCTGTTACCACCGAACATATCAGGGAACGTAGACTTCATGCGAGCGTCAATTTGCTCGAAATATTCATCACTTCGCGGGTCAAGACCCGAATTGACTAGTTTTTGGTGCAGCCCTAGTGCGTAGCTGGTGTATTCCTCAAACCCGTTTGAGCCAAACCACTGGTTTTTTGCCTGCCAGCGCAGCGTCTTTTCGTCGGCCTGAACTCGTTGAGTTTGGATTTGTTGTGTTTGTACCTCATCTCTGTCATCTTGTAAAGGGGGTGCTTTGAAATTTTTCGCAGCATTCACCTTCATCTTGGCATCCATGACAGCTTCTTGGGCAGAAATGATGGCATCGGTGTCAAACGATTCCTGTGCTGCCTTCAGACTGCGGCGGGCCATCTCCAGTTCTTGGTCAGCGGCTGTTTGCAAAGTCGCTGCGTATTGCTGGGTGCCTGTGTCCACGTACTGTTTGAGCCGTTTGTTCTCCTCCAACATGTGTTGTGCAAGACGCTCAAGCTCTTGCTTCTCACGCGCCAAAGCCTCTTTGGCCCTGCGCTCGTCGTGACGGGCATGGGTCAAGTCCTTGATGCGCTTCTTTACGCCTGCGGAGTAGTTCTCGATCTCGTCGTCGGTGGGGTCTTCTACCTCCCTGTCCAGCGGTTTGCGGCCTCTGTCCTGTTCGGGGGTGTCATCGACAATCTCAATCTCGATGTCTGCTTCTCCCCCTTCAGCCAAAGCTGTGGGGGTCTCGTTCTCAAGTTCGTCGGGGAACTTGAACTGATCGTTACCAGCCATTTCCTACTCCTTATGCGCGGGTTAAACCGCGAGGGTCTTGCACAACACACTCCACCTGATCGTCGTTAATCACGCGGAACTCTTTGCCGAAAATCTTGAAACGCGTACCTGTGTAGGTGCGAACAAGAACAAAGTCGCCTTCCTTGCACCATGCTCCGGTGGGGAATCGTTCGGGGTCTTTGTAAGCGGATGGGCCTGCACGCAGAACGAAAAGCACGGTTGTGGCGTGTTCTTCTTGGCGCATGGTCGCCATGTCTCGAACCAAATCAAGTGACGTACCAGCAATCTTTTCATCGACTTCAGGCACAACACACAACAGCTTGTGGCCTACCGGGGTGGGCAACGCACTGGCTTTGGCTTCGTTGTCAGCATCCTCATCGGGCATATCGACCGGTTGGATGTGGTCAGGCAACTGAATGCCCGGAGGCAGGAGGATTTCACTCATCTGATTTCTCTACTTTCTCTGCAAGGTCGATGATGTAACGCTCTGCGACTGCGAGACCCTGAATCACGCCGCAGAGTTTTTGGTATTCCTCGAAGGAACGGCACGAACCACCAGCCAAATCATCGGCATAGTTGTTCATGTCTTTACGTATTTGTTCGCGCAATACGCGTGCGAAGTCTTGGATCATTTAGAGGGCTTCTCCTTGGGTTGGTTAATTTCTCGTTCTGTTTGCTTGAATTGGCCAGCTTTGGCCAGTGCGTCAACCTGAAGTTTGCGGTTGTCGTATTTGAATTGACCGGCCTTGTTCATGGCGTCGATCTGCATCTTGCGCTCCTCCAGAGCCAGACGTGCTTGCTCAATCTGATTCTTGGCTTGCATGTCCTGCGCTTTGATCTGGACTTCCTGCTGCTTGATCTGCAACTCTTGCTGCTGCATCTGCACAAGCGGGTCTTGCTGTTGCTGCTTGGCCTGCTGTTGAGCGGCTTGCGACTGGCTTTGCTGGAGCACTTGTTGTGCAGCCTGCGCCATCATGGCTGACAACTGCAACTCCACTTCCGGTGGTAGCTTCTCGTCCTCGGGTGGCAGGGGCATGCCCAACTGCTGCTCGATCTTCATGCGGTAAGCGAAGCCAACGTGCTCGGCAACGTGCGCCATCATGGCACCCTGAATCTGCTGCGCCTTGGGATTCTGACCGATCAATTGCATGACGGTTGGGTCTTGCATGGCCGACATGTGTACCTTGATGTGGGACTCATGGTCTTGGTACTTGAACGCCTTGAGCGGCTCCATCTTGAGAGCGGCCATATTCTCAGACACAGGGTCTTTGGGCTTCTGGTCGTCTGGCAACGGCACCAGCTTATCCGGGTTCTTGATGCCCAACACCTCCAACATGCGACGGTGCAACTGCGGCAGGTCGTAAATGTCCGGTGCCATCTGCGCCATCTGAATGACGGCTTGGTATTGCACCACACGCTGGGAGAGGGTGGCTGCGTTGGGGTCGCTGACGGGGATGATGTCAACGTGAGCATAGTCCGACTTACGAGCTTTACGTGTGCCAGTATCTGGCTCGTAGTTGTAGTCCGGGTCGGTGTAGTCCTCAATGATGTCGGTGAGCAGACGCAACTCTTGCTTGAAGCTGTAGTGCAGACGGGACTGCACGGCGGTCATCACCTTGAGGGTGCGCTCCAAAATTGCCAGTGTTGTGCCCACCGGCGCTTGAGCAGACATGTCGCCAATTTTCACATCTGCTGTGGCAGCGAAGCGACGGCCTTCCTCGACAATCTTGTCCAGCAACCCCGCCAAGACGGTGCTTGGCTCTTTGTACGGCAGCGGGAGAATGTTGTCTCTTAATGCTCCCGATCCCAGATCAACGTCTCGGAACTCACCCGGGGCAATGGGCGTGTCATCACCCTTAATGCGAAGCCCACGCGTCTTAAGTCCGCCGGGCAAGTTAGACAACGTGCCTGCATCAACCAGTTGGCGGATGATAGATGTGGCCGATTTGGCGAAGCCGCCAATAAGATGGAAAAGACCGAACCCGTACGCTCCGAAGCCGGGGATGTACTGGTAGTGCACGAAGTGCTGGCGTTTTGCCCGCAGGTCGTCGTCTTCTCTCCAGTTTCGTCGGATGGCAAGGACATCGTTACTTCCTTTGATGAGGGTCACAACATACGGCAGCATGATCCCGGTGGGTTCATCGTCGTCGTTCTTATCTTCGAACCCTTTCAAGTCCAAGTCAACATGAACTTCGTACAGGGTATAACGGTCGTCGTTAAGGTCGCTGAAGCCCGTCTCTTTGTCCTTGGCTTTCTTGATGTCGTCCTGCTGCGCCTTCAGAGGATCAGGCAGGTCAAAGTCACGGTAGAACCCAGCCTGCTGCAACTTGATGATGTCGTTCTTGGTCTTGCGCATGACGTGGGTCAGGCGGTAGCAAGTGTCCAAGTCTGTGGTGCCGTACGGCAGGATGATGTCCTCTGCGGGGATGAACATACTCACCTGACGGCCAAGGTTGGGGTCGTAGTACACCTTCTTGAACGCCGAGCCAGTCGCAGGCAGGCTCCAGAGCATGCGCTCATGTTCAGGTCGGAACTCGCGCATCACATCTGTTAGCTCGTAGTTCAAGTCCTCCTCAACACGTCGAGCAGCTTCTTTCTTCTCGGTGGTTTCTTTGCCCAAGATTTTTGTACGCACGGGGCCTTGTGCCGGGAAAGTCTCGGTGATGGTCTCTGACTGGAACCGCACCACGGCTTCTGTAATCATGGGGTGGAACACACCACAAGCGCCATCCCACGGCTCTGTACGATCTTCGTACTGCAAGCCCAACAGCTTCAAACCTTCGGTGTAGGACTTCTCCCACTCCTTGCGGCTGGCTTTGTCCTGATCTATGTCGCCCACCAAGTCACCGGCCATGCTGGCAAGGGCGCTCTCGTCCATCTCCTCGGCCAAGTTGGCGTTGAACTCGTCTTCGTCTTCACCGGGGTTGATGCTGATGTCCAGATCACCAGCGTGGATGTTGACCGCCTCGGGGTCAATGATCTCAATCTCTATCGGTTCAGCGCCGCTTTGGTCAGCCAAGTCCTCGATGCCCTGCGGTGCCTGATTCAGCGCCTTATCTATATTAGTAGCCATGTTTACCCTTAGTAGTACGCCACACGGCGCTGCTTGAAGAATTTCGGTTCGTCTGGCTCGTCAGAGTCCAGAGCGATGAACCCACCTTGCCGGAAGCGCAGCAGGGCTTGAGATGTCGTATCCACGAAGTCGTCGTTCTCGCCGTTGGGAAAGGACGCCACCTCCTCGATCACCTCCCGCGCCCAGCGGGTGTCCGGTGCCCACACTCTACCCGAAGCGAACAAGTCCGCCACCGCGTTGAGTCGCACAATCTTATCGTTTCCCCGGCTAGGCGTAAACTCCTGCACCGGTATGCCCATCGCCCGTAGCTCTTGGATCAGTGGTGCACCAGCAGCCTTCTTCTCCACAATGAACGCATCCGGCTCCCACTCCTTGTAGTGCTTGAGCGCCGTGGTCTTGAGTTCTGGGAACGCCATCCTGTCCTTGAACGCGTCTAGCAGAATGACTTGTGCCTGATCGCGCTCTTCCTCGTTATAGAACACACCCCACGTTGTGCACGCGGAATAGTCGGCTGTCGTCTTGGCTTCAAACGCCGTGTCCCATGACTGGATGATGTACTCGCAGGTGGGCGGCTTGTCTGACGGCCATGTTCTCCACCTACTACGCGCAATGATCGCTGCGTTGTTGGACACCGGGTTCTGCATGTACTGGGCGTTCCAGTACTGGGGATCCATCGCGGCCTTCTTCTGCTTGAGCGACTCCAGCGGCCACTGCTCTGGCCAGAGCGATTTCTCGTTTGGCTCGTCTTCATTCAGGATGGCGGGTAGCTCCACCAACTCCCACGGATCAGACTCTGGGTTCTTGGTCTGGTAGTCCAGTAAGCGCCCCGTCAGGTCGAGCTTAGACCAGCGCGTCATGATGATAATGATCGCGCCTCCCGGCATCAGACGTTGTAACGGCCCTGTTTGGAACCACGACCAAGCGGTGTCGAAAGCGAGTCGAGAGTTGGCCTTGACGTCCTGCTCCGAGTGAGGGTCATCAATAACGAACAAATCAGCGCCACGACCAGCAAGAGCACCACCGACACCAGCAGCGTAATATTGACCGCCAGCGCTTGTAGACCACTTACCAGCAGCTTTTTGATCGTCTGCCACCTGAGTTCTGGGAAAAAGCTCATGGTATTCCTCACCGTCAATCAGATTTCGCACCCGGCGACCGAAGTCTTCCGACAAACCTGCGGTGTGCGTACCCATAATGATCTTCTTCTCAGGGAAATTCCCCAAGAAAAACGCCGGGAACAAGTAAGAGGAAAACTCAGACTTACCCATACGTGGCGCAATGTTGATAATCACCCGCTTTTTCTTGCCGGAAATCACATCACTGAAGATTCTGGCGAGTTTCTTGTGGTGCGGCCCCACCTTGAACCCGGGATACACGGATTTTGCGAATGCAAGCATATCTGTGCGGGCGCTGTCTTTGATTTTGTGTTCTTCCGCCTTGTCGAGCATCTCCAAATACTCGAGTTTCTCCAAGGGCGACATCTTCCCAATGTTCTGGAACAGCGCGGAGGCTTGCTCAGGCGTCAGTGGTGGATTCGTCGTCATCTGGTTTTGCTTCTACGTCCAACACATCGGCGTCGCTCACGTTCATGAACTTGGCCAGCTTCTCTTTGAGCTTCTTGTCGATCTCGTCTGCCGTCATTTCAGTCTTCTTGACCTCAATTTTCTCGGTGAACAGCCCGACTTCCGTGACTTTGCCCAGCAAACCAAGCGCCTTCAGGCGAATATTGGCGTTGGGGTGTTGCGTTTCTTCCACAAGTTTGGCCACAGTGTACCCGCGCAGTTCTTTGGCCTGCTGTACAAACTCCCAGTCATAGGCGGTGAGCATGCCGACCAGATGTCGGACGGCCTCGGGGGTCTTGATCTCAGCTAACTGGTGGTGGGTGTGGGCGTCGGGGGCTGCGGTGACGACACTATTAAATGCTTGGCGTGCAGCCTCTGTCTCTAAACGGGTGGTTACTTGGTCAACATCAACAGCGCCAAGGGCTTTGAGCCAGTCGGCGGTTTGTAATTTGGCATCAATGACTTCGACCGCACTGACTTTATCCACAGGCACGGCAACGCCGGGGTGAGCGCTCACTTCGGGTTCAAAGTCTAACAAGTGTTCCAGCATTCCACGTCCTGACAGTTGCGTGCGTTTGCCCCCGCACGGGTGGGGTTGTGAAATTCTTATGCGTAATGTAAACTAAAACTGAGTGGGTGCGCAAGCATTTGCTTTCTCCTCGGTTGGGTTACTCCTCCGTTCAACCCCGGCTGCGTATGCGGACGGGGTTTTTTTTCGCCTGTCAACCGTTAGACAAAGGTATTTTTGGAATTTTTTAAAAAATTTTGGGGTGGGTATAGGTAGTTTTACGTAGTCTTTGCTGGGGTTTTGGGGCTGGTTTGTATAAGGTTTTACAAAATACTGGGTGCGGGTGGGGAATAGTGTTTCGGGTCGGTACCGGCTTCGCTACATAAAGGGGTTGGTGGGGGTACGGTGGGGTTATCAGATGGGGCTTTTTGACCTTCCCCAGACCCCCGTTATGTTTAACTGAAGGTGTTGATGCACTCTCGCACAACATAACCAACTGGAGAAACTTCCATGACTATTCGTACTATCGCTAAATCAATCGGTGCACAAGAACGTAACACCGAAGCCGCTATGTCCACACATATCAAGGCATACACCAAAGCCAAGCCCGAGGCGCAGGCTGAGATGCGCCGCGACTATCAGGTGGGCTACATCGCAGGCAGGGGCAAGGTGAGCATGGCTGAGTCAGAGAGAATTCTCTCTAACGGCAAAGGTGCGGCTTGTGAGAGCGAGGCGCACATCAAGCTCATCGACCAAGCCACCGCCTCATTCAACTACTGGTTCAAGTCCACGCCCAAGCAGGCAACGACGACGAGCCACGCACGCATCAGCAAGCAACATCGTGAGGCGGCTACCAACTTCCTTGCCGAGTTTGAGGGCGAGACACTGCAAGAGCAAATCAACGCCGCTATCGCAGTCTTGCGTGCAATGACCAAGTGAGTTTTTTCAACCAAGCGGTACAGCGTGGGCTGGCCGCTGTTCCCTTTCGTGTCCAACGAGAATCGTAATGCGAACACAAACGCAAATCATTATCAATCCGTGGGACACACTGTCCCACCAAACTTAGGAGAAATCAAATGTGCTTCAACACTCAACCCACCGTTAAAGAAGTCGGCATCTTGTCCCTGCGTGGTCAAGACTATCACTGCCAGCGAATCACCTATGGCACACGCCATCACATCCATGTGTTCCGCAAGGGCGAACTGCACAAGCACGGCTTGGTGTTCACCACGCAGGCAGAGTACCAGCACTGGCTCAAAGGCTTAGGCAAACAACTCGAACTGTTCAATTGAGAGAGAATTCTCTCTGTCTGGGGTGTCCGCAAACTAAAAAATTTGGACAGCACTGGCGGTATCGTGCAACCCGCATGGATACTAGCGTTTCCAAAAAACTGTCCATACTATCTATCTATTTCTAATCTTTTATATATAGATAAGAGTGTTTACCCACGGACACCCCAACAACTTTGTCCGCCTTAGCTTTTCTTTGTCTAACCCCTTTGCTCTTTCGCAAACCGATAGATACTTGGGACAGTTGTGCCTTTTCTGTCCCGCAAACCGCATGAATACTGGCGTCGCAACTATCCAACAACCCTGTCCAAATTTTTTAGTTTGTGGTAACATCGGACACCTTCTTAACTAAAGGACTTTAGTATGGACAATTTACTACCAAAGCTCGTTGCCATGAGCCACAACGATGCACACAACTACCTAATGAGCCTTGACCTGCCCGTGGATTTGCGGGTGTCGCTGGCTGAGAAGGTAAGCGCATACCGCAAGCTCAAAGGCAAGGCGAACAAGCAAGCCAAGCTCACGCAGGTCTACCACGCAGAGCTATGGCATCGGCTCATTGCCCCGCTCAAATACGAACTTAGTAACGCCAAGGTGGGACGTGAACTAAAAGACTTTAGTGATGCACCCGAAAGACACAAGGCGTTCAGCGAATACATCACGCTCATGGAGAAGCTGTTGGCTGGCTTGCAGAAACTTCAGATAGACGAGGGTAGCAAAGCCAGCGTGTCGGTGTTCGAGCGTGGCAACGCCGACCCCAAGGCGCGTACTGAGTACGCCAAGACACCGGCAGAGATAGCCCAAGCGCGAGAGCTACCCAACAAGGGAGCGCATTGGACGAACTGGATAAACGAGCGCACCAAGAACCGCATCCGCGAGTTGTTCGACGGCATCCCATACACCGGCAAGAAAAGACCTGTGCCGTTTGCCTACCGCATACCACCTGCGATGTTCAAGCGTGACCTTGCCGCCTTGCAAAAGCGCACTATCAAAGAGTATGACATTGCCAAGCAGGAACTAGAGATGCTACGCAAAGCGATGGATGTAGCCACGCCCGAGCAGTATGAGCAAGAGGTCAAGCTCGATGACACCTTGAGGCGTATGCAGTTCGTGCTCAAACACATCACATATCACATGAAGAACGAACCTCTGCCCCCAACATGGCACGGACTTGCGCACCTGTATGAACCGCCAACAAAGCCGGTAGAAAAGCTGGTCGAGGACTGGGACAACGAAGACAACCTGATTGAAACCTTGCGGCTGGCACTTCAGCTTGTTGAGCCTGAACCACCCAAGAAAAAGACAAACCGCCCCAAGCGGTACAGAACTTAGAGAGAAATCTCTCTGACGTACTGGCATGGCTACGCCGCTCACCATGCCGGTACTACCTCAACGAGCGGCACCTGAAACTAGGAGAAAGCAAATGAACGAAGAACTTATTGACGCTGTTATCGAGCAGATGATGCTCGACATTCAGGCAGACGACTGGACTGCCATCGCTGAGTTATTGAACCGCACACACGAGGACGTGCTCGTAGCGTTCCTGTCTGACTGCGGTATGCCCGAAGGAGAAAGCAAATGAACAACAAACACTTAGCCCAACAGCTACGCAACAGCCTGTTCGCAGACCGAGGCACAGACCTAGAGCAAGCGTTCAAGGACGCCTACCACCTCATCGACAGGGGCATCACCCCTCGTGACCGCATCAGTGCA